CTCGAAGCCACCCAGCACACCCACGGCCTTGTTGATGGTCAGGCTGTTGTTGATGGTCAGGGTCAACTCCTGCATGAACGCGAACAGCGGATCCGGCGCTTCGTCCGTGGTGCTGTGCACCGACATCTTGATGCGCGGGATGTCGCTACTGGTATTGAAGGCATCGGCCTCCACCAGCGCCGGGCGCGTTCCCGTCTTCAGGGCCGTGGGGCCGTCGATCTGGGTGTTGTCCAGGCCCATGAACGCCAGGCTGGTCGTCACCTTCTCGGCGGTGGGGATGTTGAGCGTGAGCTCGCTGGCCACCTGGCCCTCCAGATACTCGGCCTGTTCCTCGGCAGGCTCGGCATCGTCCGGCGCACCAAGGGTCCGCTCCAGGTTGTAGCTGCGGCGCACCTGGTCGGCGCGGACGGCCTCGTTCTTCAGCACGCGGCCGAAGAAGATCTGCACCGTCTCGCCACCGCTCAGGCTCTCACTGGTCATGGCCACACCCTTGTCCAGCGTGATGGCGGTGGCCGTCACGGACCGCACACGCTTGAACCCGTTGTTGCCCGCCGTGGCGAACTGCGTGGCGCTGGTGTCGCCACCCACGAAGATCCACTCACCGGGGATGAGCCCCAACGTGGTGAAGTCGAAGGCGGCATCGCTGGTGATTGTGGGATAGGTGGCACCAGCCACGACGTTGAGGTCGTCCGCCACGAACTGGTGGCCCACCACCACCAGCTTGGCCGTGGCACCAGGGGTCTCGTCGGCCAGGTTCTCGCTGACGGTGATCTTGTTCGGTCCGGTCACACCGGCCACCGTCTTCAGGCCGTTGTTGGTGGTGTCGGTGAAGCCGGTGGCGAGCACCAGATCGCCCACCTGCATGTTGTCCTCGATGTCGGTGCCCGCATAGCTGTCGTCGCTGGTGGCGACAGCACTGATCTCACCACCGCCGCCGTACTCCTCCTTGCGGCGCAGATCCGCGAAGAAAAAGCCCTGCAGCAGATCCTGCAGGTTGGTCTGGGTGACGTCCGTCTCGAAGCCGCCACTGGCGTCCAGGTCGGTGACCACGCCCTTCTTCTGCTGGCGACTGGGATTGATGGGGTTACGAGCAACGGTGGTGATCTCGCCACCGAAGTCGTTGTAACTGTTCGGTTCCAGAGGATACCACACCGGAGTGACCGGTAGCACGCCAAGGCTTGCTTCCTCAGCGTAACGCAAACCAGTTACGTTGCTATCGATCTTCGTCAGTTCAGCCATGGTTTCACCTCACTTCATCGTATTCGAAATCAGCCAGAACGTTGGTTTGGTGCCAGGCACCCGTCTCGCCGACCTCGTTGACGCGAACGTTGCGCAGGTGTACCCGACCCGGACTGGTCGTGGTCCCAGCAAGCGCATCATGAACAATCTGCACGATTTGGTCCGATAGCACCAAGCCATCACCAATCGGCGTGAACACCTGGACCGTCACGATGCCAGTGTGGCGAAACCGACGGGCTCCTGTTTCACCGCTCAGGGTGGCTTGCCCGCCGCCTCCATGCAGTATAGTAACCCGGCCATAGGCTCCATTGCTAGGGGTCTTCTGTGCCTTGTCCGGGTATAGCATGGGCAGCCCTGCGGTCACCGCGTCGGTGGCGTCCCATGCCGTCTGGATGACCGCGCACATTTCGTCCCTGGCCTGGGTGATGTTGGCAACGGTCATCGTGACACCTCGAAAAAGTAGAGCAGCCGCGTGGTGCTAGGCTTCAACACCTGGGCCTTGTCGATGTTCCACGTAACGTCTCCGTCACGCACCACGTCAAAGGTTTCCAGCTCCTTGCCCTGGTCCTTGCTGGCTGGGAACAGTAGCACCTGGCCACTGCGCTTGTGGTCGGTGCCGCTGTCCACCATCAAGCCCAACTTGCTAGCTGTGGCCAGGTCAACGAACACGGCCTTGCCCTCAACGGTCGTGTTGTCGTAGTCGGCCTGGCCACGCCACTCCTTGTCGCTGTCCTGTGGATCGCTACCCTGCTCCACAATGACAACGTCCCGACCGTTCGCTTCAATCAGACGCTGCACAGTGGAGCGGATGGCTTGCCAGTTAGCCACGGATCAACCTCCGAGGGCTATCGTCCAGCAGTTCAGCGAACCATAGATCCGCTTCCGGGTACTCGGGCAGGTTCTGCAGAAGGGTGCCGGTGGTGACCATGGGCGTGGTCTTGTCGCTGTACTTGGTGGTGATGGGGCCAACCGTTTCCTCGGTCACACGGCCCGCCACGTTGGTGCCCACAGGGGCAAGCTCGGTGCCCAGGGTAAGGGACAGCCAGGCATACTCCGCCACACCCTTGATCCACTCGCTGGGGCGCTCGGTGATCAACCTGCCCTGATCATCCATGGCGCTGGTGCGCGGCCAACTGAGGCCCTGGTCACTGCTGCCCTTCTCACCACGGTACTGCGTACCCCAACGCTTTTCGCTGTAGTCGGTGGCCTTGACGATGGCAGCCTGGATCTGGGCATCGGTGTACCCCGCACCGGCGTAGTCACGGCCACGGTCGTCGTGGTGGTCCTTGAACTCCTGCAGCGTCAATGCCGCGTTTGCCCCGGCAACGCCACTGCCGTCCTCAGGTGTGAACGCCATTTTGAGTCTCCTCTAAAACGTGGACAGCGCAATGCGCTTCCAGGTGCCGGTGGCCGTGCAAACGTACAGGTAGTCACTGTCCCAGGCGATGTCGCCAGCCGTACCGCTGTCGCTACTGCTGCTCGGCGCATCCACCTGCGCAGCCGTGGAAGGGATCTTGCCGTCCTTGACGGACATCCCGTTGACATTCACACCGCTACCGATGGTTCGTTCGTAGATGGTATTCGTGAGAACGAAGCTAGTAGTCGTCACGCTGGCGAAAGACATATGCTGACCAGCGGTGTCAATACTGATTTCCAGCGTAGGCCCGTACCCGATGGGGTCGCTCACGGCAACTGAAACTCCATCTCCACCGATGAAGTAAAGGTACTCACTGCCGTCCACATCAATGTCAGTAGTTCCGTTGCTGATGCCCTTGAACTTGTCAACGGTGGCGGGTGCCCACTGGCTGCCGCTCCACTCCAGCACTTGGCCGGTGGTGGCGCTCTGCTGGCCCAGGTCGCTGGGGTCCAAGCTGGGCACCGGGTCCATGTCCTTGATGGTGCCACTGCAGGTAACAGGGTCGGTGCTGTTCTTGCGCCAACAGTCCTTCAGGGTGACGTTGCTCAACTGCAACGGAGTGGTTTCGCTGCTGTCCAGCTCGCAACGGATCAGGATCACGCTGTCCGCTGCCCCGCCCAAGCCGCTGATGCACGGTTCACCATCGTCGGCCACGATGGTGCAGTCCACCAGCTTCACCAGGTCACCACTTACGTACTCCACCGGGTTGGTGCTGCCACCAGTGTTGTCGACCACAGCCCCATGGACTATGACGTCACCACCATCGGACTCGATGCAGAAATTGTTACTGCTGGCCACCCGACGAGCATGGACCTCGATGTACCTTCCGCTGGACACGTTGTCCAACGTACCGTCACCGGAAACCACTTCATCGGCGTACAGCCTTACGCCACCACTACCAGTACCCGACACGCGCACGCCAACCCCAGCCACAGACTCAAGCCTGCGGCACCGCATGAACAAGGTGCTGGCCCCGTTGGTCGTGTTGACGACTTGCTTGTTGGCACCAGTGCCGTCATGGACAAACTCGCCATGACCATCCACGACCATGCTCATGGCGCTGCCGTCGTCCTGGAACAAGGCCTCGCTGGTGCTGCCGGTATAGTGGACCACGGCACCGGACTGCATGTGCAGTGTGATGCCGTCCTTCATCAAGCCCAGGGTGTCGTACACGCCCGCCCCGACGTACACAGTGTCACCGCTGCTGGCCGCAGCAATAGCAGCCACCAGGGCAGCACCGCGTGCCGCGTTGGTGTCAGCGGTGGCATGGTACGGGGTGATCACACCTTGGCCACTGCTGATGAACACGTTGCCCAGGCCAAGGCCCTCGGCCGTCACGGTGCCCTGCACGTTGAGCGGCTGACTGAAATCGAAGCGGCTGTCGGTATCGTCCCAGATCAAACGGTTGTCATCGAAGCCGCCGACCTTGAAAGCGATACCAGCCAACGAGGAGCCGGGATCCACCCCACGTAGGTAGAGCAGCCCGTTCA